CCCAGCACCACCAGCACAAAACCCAGCACCACCAGCACAAAATCCAGCACCAGCACCAGCACCAGCCGCAGGGGGCAATCAAATGCAAAATGCCGCTAATCAAATGGCCTTTGGTGCCGATGCCGCCGCACTGGCAAGAGGCAAGGGAGGCGACCAACAATCGTGGATGAAAAACCGTTCATTCGGTGGAAAGGTTGCCGATGTATTGTCAATGGGGTTGACATCGAATATAGGTCAAACCGGATATGGGGCAAGACGACAGGCTAACCAGCAAAGTCGAGAGCAAACAGACCGATACAATCTCGCAAACCAAAACATGGCTATGCGTGCGGCTGGAATGCAACCGCAACAATTGAAATTTGCATCAGCCGAGCGTATTCACAATTCGATAGAACACATCTTACTAAGAAAACAAATTGGCCGGTGATAACATGGATAGGTATGACGATCTTCTAATCAAAGCCCGTGAAGAAATGATGGGCAAACAACCACTACGCAAAGGTCGTGATTCTAAGCAATTATTTTCTCAAGTATGGGAACAGGTGATGAAAGCACCGCAATATTCTCAAGAGTTTGTTGACCAATATAATGCGGCACAACAAGCGCAACAACAGCGACAAGCGCAAGAAAGACAACAAGCAAACATGTCAAGGACAATGGCACCACAACCAATAGACCCCTTCGGTCAAATGAATGATGGCGAATCTTTAGACAGCGCAGGGCAACAACCACCAACAGGTATGCGTGCTAATTTCAGTCAAGGTCGAAACGAAACCCGTGACCAAAACAAAACAGGTATGTTTGGCCGATTCAAGCAAGGTGTTAGCAATTTTATGGATAAGTTTAGGTCACAACCCGTTCAACAAGAATCGGCTCAAGGAACAGTGGAAAGTGCCAGTGGTTCACCACCAACGATGGAGGCAAGAGAGCCAACAAGACAAATGATGAGTCCGGGAGAAGCGTATGAAAGGACACACGGCAGACCTCCATCCGATGAATACTTACGAATGTATGATCCCGAAGGATTGAAACAAAGGCAAGAGCAACAGCAAATTACATCAACACCGCCATCAATTGCTAACAAGTATAGAGATGTTGACCCCGACAGTGCATCAAGCCGATTGGCCGAAATGCGTGAAGAAATGGGAGGGCGAGCCGACTCAACAACCCCATCATCAATGCAAAGCATATATGACAGAATCAATAACGATATGAAACCAATTGAGCCACAACAAACGACACCCGAAAAAACCGCAACAAGGGCAGGGCTTGATGAGATGCAAACTAAAATCACAGATTTCCAACCACAGCGAGATTTAGATGCTGAATTAAGAGAATTTGGTATTGATAGCCGAGGCCAAAGGGTTGAGCCTCCACAGGAAATGGAGGAAACAGAACCTATGACTGACAAGCCTTCGGATGATGAAATGACAACCACACAAACAGGCACACGAATGCCAAGAGGGGCACTACCAATGCCATCAAACATCGAAACACGGGAGGATAGAATGCTACCGGAAAAGGTGGAATCCCGTGAAGCCGAACCTATGGCCGATAGTGGAAGAAGGAAAAGGACATTCAATGAAGTTAATAACCGAAGCGATGATGAAAAAGCCAAGCAAGATCCAAGAGCAAGAAGCGGAAAAGATAATCGCTTGATGGAAAGAAAACGCAGGGAAAAAATGCGAAACGAAAAATACGGAGTCATGCCGGAAGAAATGCGAGAAGAAGCACCGCCTAAGAAGGGTTCAGCCGCAAAAGCAGTGAAGGCCACTGCCGCCAAGCGAAAGAAGGCTAAGAAGGAAAAGCCACTTGAAGGCACCCAAGAAATGCGAGAAGAAGCACCGCCTAAGAAAAAAGCAAGCACTAAAGAATTGACGGATAAACAAAAGAAAAAGATTAGTGAAGTTGCTGAAAGGGTTGAAGCCAAGCCAAGAAAAGACGGAAAGAAAAGCGTAGGTGCGGCGGCCATGAGAGCGTTAGCGGAGGGTAAAGACCCAGCCGAAGCAGGTATGGCAACAGTCCGAGAAAATGTTGAATCAAAAAAGAAAAGGGCATCAGCAAAGAAACTTGTTGAGAACACCACTAAAGGAAAGGAAACAAAAGGTCAAGGCGTAAAACCATTCCCAAATAAGCCAACACAAAAGGCAAGGACACGCAACAAGAATCCAAAGAAAAAAACGGTCAATGAGGGTAATGAAGTGGCGGCGAAAGCCCGAAGCAAACAACGCCAAGAGGCTAAAAAAAAAGAAGCGGTAAGTGAGCCGGAGGATAAAACTTACACAAGATACATTTCCGGCTCAACCGATAAAGATTATGTCAATGAAGTGGTTGAAGCGGCAAGGAACGGAAACGCATCAGCCATTAGCCGTTTGAAGAATGATAAGGCCGATTTAGTCGATCATCACGGATTTAGCGATGATGAAATAGATGAAATAACGGGCTGATGCTAAATGAGTAATGGCATCCATGAGTTAGCGAAGAATGTTGACTGGGAGATGGGTCGCAGGGATTTCAAGTATTTCTTTGAGGACATTTGCGGAAAACACGAAAACTACATGGTTGCTGACTTTCATCAAGAATGGTTCGACATGTCCGAGAACCATAACAAGACTTGTGTGATTGCATCCCGTGACCACGGTAAATCCGTATTTTACAGGGTGTATTTACTTTGGAAAATGGCTTACAATCCCGGCACAGAAGTCCTATTTTTCTCACACAGCCAACACCAGTCAATTGAACACATGGCTAAAATGAATGAGTTGATTGAAACAGTGCCAGCATTACAGCACTTGAAACCTAAGCGTGGGTGGGCGAAGCAAAAATTCAAATTCACAAATAAATCATCTATATCGGCTATGTCCGTTGGTAAAGCGGTTCGTGGTGCCCACCCCGACATTGTAGTGCTTGACGATATATTGTCCAGCGAAGCGGCAACACAATTGACACATGTTGCTTCTTGGTTCTATACTGCTTTATTGCCAGTGCTTCACCACACAGCACAGTTGTGTATTGTCGGAACACCGTTTTCATACACTGACCTGTATCAAGAGTTGAAAGGACTCAAAGGGTATCAAGTTAAAGAATACCCTGCTATCAATGAAGAAACTGGTAAGCCTCTTTGGCCGGAACGCTGGTCGCTTGAGGCACTACAACAAAGAAGGGGAGAAATGACATCAATAGCATTTACCCGTGAATATCTATGTAAGCCGATAGCCAGTGAGTCAAGTCTATTTCCAGTGGAAATGACCGAGCCGTGTAAAGATGAAGATTACGCATTTGTCCTCGACCCGTATGCGGGCGACTTCGATGAGAATGTCAATTATTACATCGGTTGGGATCCTGCGATTAGCCCCGATAGAAAGGCTGACTATACCTGTATGTGCGTTATTGCTATGGATGAGAATAGGCATAAGCGTGTAGTATGGATGCACCATGAAAAGGGAATGGACTTTAATTCACAGATTGATAAAATTATAGAGTTGAATGCAAGATTTAACCCTGTTGTTGTTGAATTGGAAACCAACAATTTCGCACAAGCATTCCATCAAGTATTGAAGGAGATTAGCGATTTACCTATCAAACCGTTCACTATGAGCCGTATGAGGAAGGAAGCAATTATACACAGCCTTCAATTGCATTTTGAACAGCGACACCTGTTGTTGCCATACAAGGAAGAAGGGAGAACACGGAGAATGATAGATACTTTGCTCAATGAATTGTCAATGTTCACCATGTTGCCTAATGGCAAAATGGAGTCACTTGGGGCACATGACGATACAGTTATTGCGTTGGCATTAGCAGTGCAAGCCACAAAAGAATACCGTGATAACATTGTAATACTTGACAGTGCTACATGGACTAAGAGGATAGGGTGGGCTGATATATGACACGCATATTGTGGAACCCCGAAGTGCGTTCTTTTGAGGATGCGATTATCAAAATCGTGCCACAGGGTGTTAGCACTATTGGTGGTTTGCTTGGTGGTAACTTGCTTGGTGAGAAGAAAAAGAAAGAGCAAGAATTACAACAAGTCGAATCTAAACTTGAAGAAGCCGAGCAACAAAAAGAAACAGACGAAGAACAGCAAGAGGCTATCGAAGAAAACACACCAAAACAACCACCCGAAGCCACTGCGGGTGCTGAAATAACTGGTTTCAAAGGCGGAGAACAAGTTGCTAATCCAACCGAACAACCCGGCACAATGACCACTGCACCACCAAAGGTTCCAGTTAGTAAATCGTTTTTCCGAGATGAATTTGGCATCAGTGGTTCAGATCTTATAGACATGCTACATAAGGCGGGAGAAAGCCATGTAGTGCCAAGTGTAGTTGAGTTATTACGCTTAGAGCAACAGGCTGTCCTCAAACAATTTGATTGGTGGCAAGATGAAGATTGGGGTTTGTTACAGTTGCACGACAATGACTTCAATGTAATATTGAATCATCCGGACAGGTTAGAATATCAATTACGAAAGACAGTTGCTAAGGTAAAGAAGGCCAGTGATGAAGATGTTGATGGTATTTGGAAAGAATGGCACGACAGGCTAAATGCTGAAATGCGTTTGAGTCGTAGGGAGAGAAACCTGTTGGAAAAGAGCCATGAAGTATTGAGAAAGAACGGAGATATGAATGCCTCCAATCTTACATCGTATGGAATTGACGCAACGCCTTCGGAATTGGCCGGTTTGATTAAGACATACGGTTGGTTATACGACACAGTGGTAGTGGGTAAAGGCACAACAAAAGACAACCGGACATTACAATACGGAACAACAAAACCACCTATTTTCCTCAAACATGTTGATTCTTTCATAGGTAATCTATGGGAGGTTGGCGGAAATTTGGAATTATTGAAAAATGGCACACCACGATTGACCCTGCCGTTTGACACAAAGCGTGGAGAAGATTATGCCAATGTATTGAAAAGCAAACTTGGTGTCGAGCGCATCACATGGGAGGGTCGGCAATTCGTGTTAGAAGGTGAAGGTGCTATATTCAAAGCGGCAAAAGAAGCCATGCCCTATTTGACCATAAAAAAGGCCGATGCGGCTATTGTTGTTTCCGCTTTAGAAGGTGACGAAAACGCAGGGCGTGTGCTGGCTTTTGACAATTCTAATCAAGACTTACAGGTTGAATTAATGAAGTCTTGGAACGCATCTCAAGAAACTGTTGAACAATGGCGGAGGGATATTGTAAATGAGTGCTGATAAGAAACGCATAGATCGTTTGTTTTCCGCATTGGGTGTGGACATGGAAAGACACAGCACGCCTACACCGGAGATGCCATTATTCACCAGTGGCGTGCAAGAACCACCATTGTTGCAGGGTATTACAATCCCAGCCCTATATGCGG